AGCCAATTGTGCATCATCGCTCATCATTTCATAAACAGCGGTGATGATTTCTTCGGCGGTAACAATTGAGCCTACCATGTTTTTCTCTCTTTCTTTATATCAAGTATTTATACGCTTACAAACATTCACAGGCAACCATACGATTTCGCCACTATCTAACATTATTTTGAAATGAGGTTGAAGATGGGCGGCAGAATGTCCAATCTTATTCGCAAAGTCTGAAATATGTCCTTTACCCTTTGGGGTTTCGCACCGATCGCCAATAGACCATCTATCGTTCATTTTCTTTCTCTTTCTTTATTTGATATATGCCAGATCGTTCAGGTCGATCCACAGATCGCACTTTCTTTCTTCGCTGTTGCTGTAGTATTCCACCTTTACAGCATCATCTCTGGTATCAACAATGACAGCCGGAACAAATGGTTCGACATTGTCGGTACATTGAATGTGATAGGGTAGCAGAACATGAATCTTGTCACCGATTTCCATTTTCTTTGTCTCTTTCTTTGTGTAGGTTAGACTTCTCTGGTAACAGGATGTTCGCTTACAGTCTTTCCGCGAGGGTCATAAATAACCATAGTAAGTTTACCAACATTCTTGATTGTTGTCTTAGGATCGTCAAGAATATCTTGTACCCATTTTTGGGTTTCTGCTAGTGTTCCGATCAGATACTCTTGTGTGCGGGGATCGTCGATTCCGTAATCAGCGAATACGCTATACTTTTTCATTCTCTGTCTCTCTTTCTCTTTCTAGCATGATGGTAAAGTCGGAAACGTAAAAAGTTAACTCTATCATTTTGCTACTCTCTTTCTTTCCTTCAATTATACCAAACTTTTTCTACTTGTCAATCCCCACTTCCGAGGGTCATCAAACCCCTGAAGTGTGAAAACGTCAGATTGAGGGATCGGCCGGGATACTTCCCGTCGATATACTTCTGTGCAGTACGCTTGCGATTGTCGGTCGCACCGACGTACTGTACAACCGTACCGTTTTCGTCGGTCACTTTCCAGACTTTACGCTGGACGATACGGGGCAGCGAACGGATGAAATCGTTGATATGGGTACTCTTTTGCATCTTTCTTTCTCTCTTTCTTATACCCTTATATAGTGCAGCTTCTGTGCCAAACTGAAAAAACTTTTTTGTGCGATTTTCTCGGGCGAAACAGCATATGTCAGAATGGCAGATTGTCAGAATGGCAGAATGTACATTGCAAAATCTACAGAAAAGCGTTCGAAATCGTCGTAAGTCCTTATGTGGTAATGGGTTACGTTCGTGGCAGTCGATACCCCTCGTTATAGGTACTATTTTGTCATTTTGGCATGTGATCGTAAGTCCTTGCCCCGCAAGGGTTTACGTCGAGCGGGCGGGCGCGGCCTCGTCGTAAGTCCTTGTGCAGCAAGGGTTTACGTCAAGGCTAAGATTTAGTGAACAATCGTTCACCCCTCCGAGAAGGGGGATACCTCCTCACCGCTCGCGAGGATCATGGCATACTGTTCAGCGAGGGCGGCTTTACGCTCGTCGCTTCCCGGCTTGCCAACCTTTACGATCATAAGATCGTCACCCCCCTTATATCGGGGGTCAACCTTTTCTACTGTAGGCTTGTTCAGTTCCCGCATTGCGGTACGGTTGAACTTCAGCACTTTCTCGGATCGAATCGTTCCGCCATCGGCGGTACGCTTGTCGCACGGGATAGCGATACCCTGGAAAATCATTCCGGCAGTTCGCCATGCCTTGCGGGTAATCGGGAAACGGTTCATTTCTTGTTCAATCGTCATGGTAGGTTCCTTTTGGTGATGGGTGGAGTGTAGCAAACTTTTTTGGTATCCGCAACCCCCCTAAAGGGTGATCGCTTCACAATTGCAAAGGCAGTCGGGGCAGATTACGATATCGCCCTCGCGATACTCCTCGGGGAGATAAGCGTAGCAGCAATCCGAGAGCAATTCGCCGCATCCCTCGGGAATCATTTCTTCGATCGTAACGTTCGTGTCGAAACTCGTCATCTTGCTTTCTCCTGGGTTGCTTCTTATATCGGCATTATACAGGGAAGAAATTCAGAATACAAACGGCAAATCTTATGATATTTCATAGAAGCGTTACGCTTTCTTACTGTGCAAATATCGTGCCGAATTTTGATGTGTCGTAAGTCCTTATGCACCAAGGGTTTACGTCGAGCTGCCGCCCGCGGCCTCGTCGTAAGTCCTTACACAGCAAGGGTTTACGTCAATCCCCACTGTTGGGGGATTTGGCCTGATCCTTTCGCCACTGCTCAACAAACTTGACATAATCGTCAACTTCTCCGTTGCGATTATCTTTCTGGTAATCGTATCCATCGTCCGAACCGATTCGGGGAACCGAAACGCTATTCCTCTTATAGGAACGGTAGGATCGGTAATCGGCAGCGATACGGCTAAACTTCCTTCTCATCTTTCTTTCTCTCTTTCTTTCCTTAGATTATACCAGATATTTTGCGGGTGTCAATACTGTACAAATGTTTTTAGCAGATAGCGAAATCATCGACAACGTATCCCATTTCGTCAATCTGGATATATCCGCCATCGTCACAGAATCCGAGATCCTCGTTGATCTGGATCTCGTTACCATCGGCACGAACCGTTTCGAGCAAATCGCCAGCGAAAGCGACCCGATTCACAAACGTATCCATTCCGCTGGTGTTGATCAAGTCTCGGAGTTCAGCAACGGTGTTCAGAACGATCAGGTTTTCCATCTTTCTTCTCTCTTTCTTTCCTTCTTACTTCTTATATCGACATTATACCAAGGATTCTTGAGAATACAATACTGTACAGATGTTTTTTTGAAAAAATTTTTGTGTAGCAAATATCGTGCCAAACTTTTCTTGTCGTAAGTCCTTACATACCAAGGGTTTACGTCAAATTTCCGCCCGGCATCTTGTCATAAGTCCTTACACATGAATGATTTAGGAAAAGGGGCATTTTTATGTTTTTATTCGGTCAAAAAATACCCCATCAAAAACCCGTAGGACATGCATACATAATACAAACACAATACACAAATGTACTACCTAAACCTTAATGGTTGCCTTACTGCGTCTAGCTTTAACAATATCTGGATACTTGGTTACCAGATTCAATTTTTTCTCCCATGAGTATACAGCATACGAAACGTTGTGTCCTCTCCACGGTTGATTGCTCACCCATTTGTGCGAGTAATGTTTGCTAATTTTTATTAAATCCCCCTCATGCATCACCCACACCTTCTCGAATTCTTTTGGAAAATCGCCCCTTTTATCTAATCCGTTTTCGCGATGCGATCCTTTTGCGAGATGATCCGGATTGTAACAAGCTTTATTATTACATAGATGCCTCACCAATTCTGGGTATTCTTTATGTTTCTCCCAATAAGCAATCCTGTGCTTAAAAAGATACTTTGTTTTTTCGTCGACAGTTACTTGAAGTCTTCCATAGCCATCTTTGTGAACATAATCACTACATTTACATAAAGATCCGTTATAGCTTTTATTTTCATCGTAATGGTAGTTACTTGTATACGAATCATGAGATATTGCTTTTTTCAACCACGGTTCTATCTCATTCTTTTCAATAACCATATTTTTATTAATCAGGCTTATACCTATGGACCTTATGACCTCACCCTCTCTCTGCAACAAATCTTTTTCTTCACATTCTTCAACTATATGTAATGTCATTTTATATTTATTATTTGATGCGTATTCAAAAAGCTCCAAATTATCATGAACACCAGAATTTGTCTTACGCAAATGAGACATTAATCTTTTTCTTATGCAAACACTACTACCAATATAAACCTTATGATCGTTTAATTTAAATCCATGAGTAGCATCATCATGAATATAATCTGTATTATTACTTGACCATTGAAATACTATAGCATAAATTCCAGAAATATTTTTTTCTAATTTTTCTAGATCTTTTATAATCTGCCACTTACAAATATCTACAGGATTAATTCTAATTTTTATATTTCTAGTTTTTAACAAACGAGATAAAGCACCCTTACTGATATTATACTTTTGTCTTATCAAATAAGGCGCCACCCCATCTGTATAATCTTTTACTAACGCTCTTTCCTGTTTACTGTCTAATATAGTTTTTCTTCTTCTTTTGGTCTTGTCTTTACTTCCTTTTGGTCTTCCCATAATTATCTCCTATTATTTATATATTAAATAAAAAAGGCACAAGACTTTTAATATCTCGTGCCTATTTATAACTTATATTAAGTTAAAACTATCATTTAGTTATTTACTAAAGAGTCAATAGTTGATTGTTGTATCCCAGTATACTTCTTGGGTCGCCCCCTACTCTTCTTAATATTTAGCTTTCGTCTTTGACGACGAACCATTGCGGTACTAATATTTTGACCAGTTATTTGACTAAGCTTTAGTCCTAGCTCTAGGTCGTTCATAATGTTGTGGTTTTCTCTTAAAAAATTTAACTCACTTTCTGTCCATTTTTTGTAATTAGCCATATTCTTGTTCCTTTGTTATATTGACTTTAAATCGACCAACATTATTATACTAATGGTTAGCAACTTTAATGCAAGGAGAAAAAATGGCCAACCACGAAATTAATCTTATTCCATCCGTATTAATGGTTAAAGCATCAGGAGCCCTCTCCGATCCTGCATCAGATTTGGAATTACCCGAAGGCAAAACCATAGCAGAATTACTACATGACCAAGAAGAAAATAAAAAAGAAAAATAAAATATCAACTAATAAAAAAGTTACAGAACAAGAATTTCTGGAAGTTTTAGACAATATTAGCAAAAGGCTAGTTCATAAATTTCGTTTTGGATATCATGATATCGATGATATGAAACAACAGGCCGCTATATTTGCTCTAGAAGGATTAGAAAAATATGATAACAGTCGCCCACTAGAAAATTTCTTATGGACACACGTTCGTAATAGACTTTTTAATTACAAACGAAACAATTACCAAAGGCCCGATAAACCCTGCGCAACCTGTCCTTTATATGATCCTGATTTAAAAATTAGCAGTAATCAATGCGCTAAATATAGCAACAAACAAGATTGTGAACCATACTCAGCATGGAGCCAAAGAAACGAAAGCAAAAAAAATATTATGCAACCATCGTATATAGAATACGATATGGAACATAGTAATAATCTAGATTTATTAATTCAAAACAATGAAATTATTAATTTTTTGGATGCTAATATTCATGCGGATTATAGAGAAAGTTATCTTCGATTAAAGCACGGAGAAAAGATCACAAAAAACAAAATAATCAAACTACAAAAACACATACAAGAACTTATAGAGAGTACGCAATGGGCACAAAAATTCCCAAAAAACGAGGACAATTAAGTCTCGACGAAGAAAAATTCATACGAGATCATTTTGAGTCTAGTACTATTCAACAAATAGCAGATACTTTGAATCGTAATGTGGAGCCTATTAAAAGATACGTAGATGAAAATAATCTTGCTATTATAGGAAATTCCGAAGACGCACAAAACAACGAACTTCTTAAACATAAATTATACACAAAAACATTTTGGCCCGAAATTAAGAGACAGTTCGATGTTGATACGGGAGAACTATCATATTTTGAAGATACATGGATAGGGCTAATTAAACAATTTCGCGAGGACGTATTACCCGCCGAAGAACTTCAAATCAAACAATTTATCACTATTGATATTCTTATTAACCGAAGCATGAAAGAAAGAAAGCGCCACATCGCAGAAACCGAAAAACTTCAAAAACAAGTTGATAAAGAATACGAAAAGCCCGAAGACCAAAGAGATATACCAAAACTGGCCAATCTCGAAACCCAATTGAGCTTTGCACGAAATAGTATTGCCAACTATACAAACGAATATACTAAACTTCTTAACGAACAACAAAAAATAAGCAAAGACCTAAAAGCAACCAGAGAACAACGAATCAAAAGAATCGAGGACGGGAAAAGTAGCTGGGTAGGCCTTATAAGAATGTTAGAAGACGAGGCCGTGAGAGAAAAAGAAGGTCGAGAAATGGAGATCCTTTCTCTTGCTACAGAAAAATACAAAACCAAACTAAGTACTTATCATACATTTCAAGACCGAAGCGTAGACAAACCATTTTTAACACCCGATACTATAGACATTGAATAGGACACACAATGAAAACCGCATTAGTTACTGGAGTTACTGGCCAAGACGGAAGCTACTTATCCGAACTTTTATTGAGTAAAGGATACAGGGTTATTGGCCTACATAGACGATCCAGCACCAATACTCACGAAAGAATAAATCATATTTCAAATCCCAATTTCCTTCTGGAAGAATTTGATATAACAGACCCCACAGGATGTCACAACATAGTAAAAACATACCAGCCCGATGAACTTTATAATTTGGCCGCCCAAAGTCATGTTGGCACCAGTTTTAAACAACCTTCTGCAACATTTGAAATAGATACTATAGGAGTGGTAAACCTTTTGGAAGCTGTAAGACTACATTCTCCGGCCACCAAGTTTTATCAGGCCAGCACAAGCGAAATGTTTGGCCGTAATTATTCACAAGATCAAAATGGCAAATACCAGAACGAACAAACAGAACTATTACCACAAAGTCCATATGGTGTTGCTAAAACTGCTAGTTACAGAATGGTACAAATATATCGATCAGCATACGAACTCTTTGCATGTAGTGGCATCTTATTTAATCATGAGAGTCCACGAAGGGGCGAAAATTTTCTAACGCGAAAAGTTACCAAATATATCGGTCAATTAGTTAATAAAAAGATACCAAAAGAAACTAAGTTGGGTCTTGGCAACTTGGATGCATATAGAGACTGGGGCCATGCTAAAGATTATGTTAATGCAATGTATTTAATGCTTCAAAACGCTACTCCAAATGATTATGTTATTAGTACGGGCGAAACTCATAGCGTTAGGGAATTTTGTAAGATTGCTTTCGAGACAGTAAATTTAAACTATACAGACTATGTTTATATTGATCCTCAATTCTATAGACCAGCCGAGGTTGATTATTTAAGGGGCGATAGTTCTTTGGCCAAAAAAGAATTAAATTGGAGTATATCTATAGGGTTTAAAGAATTGGTACAAGATATGGTATATAGTGACATAGAAAAATACAATGACAAGAAACTTTAATGATCCTCAGTACAAAGAATGGAGAAAAAAGGTTTATGCCAGAGACAATCATACTTGTCAATGGCCAAATTGTTGTAGTAAAAAAAGATTGAACGCACATCATATTAAAACTTGGGCAGATTATCCCGGATTAAGATTTGTTGTGGAAAACGGAATAACACTATGCTATAAACATCATAAAATGATACAAGGAATGGAAGATATTTATGAGATTTCCTTTTTAAGAATACTGGCTAATCGCAATGATAAATGATGAATTTACAGTAATTATCGATACAAGAGAACAACAACCATGGGCTTTTAAAGAGCACACGGTTGCTAATCGCAAATTAGATACTGGAGATTATAGCATAGAGGGATTAGAACATTTATTGTGCATAGAACGAAAAAAGAGTGCGAGTGAGTTTGCTAATAACATTGTGGAGAGTCGATTCAAAGATGTTGTGATGAGAATGAGTCAACTTAAATATTCATTTTTGTTATTAGAATTTGACTTAGAAGATTTACTTATATATCCGATTGGAAGTACTGTTCCTAAAAGGATGTGGGACAAAATTAAAATTAGTCCTGCATTTTTACTAAAAAATATTTTAGAACTACAACTTAAACATGATATTATTGTATATTTTTGTGGAGATAGCGACAACGCAGAAAAAATGGCAGAGTATATCTTAAAAAAGATTTTTTATATGGAAAAAAATAATAGGAGAAAATTAGATGAAACTGAATAGTCCAGTAACACTACAACCATATCCCTTTAAGGATAAAAATGGAAATATTGTTTTACCACAGCCTATAGTTTTAAATGAATTAGATGTATCGTATATATTTAGACCCAAATCCAAAGTTATTTATGCCCAAATAACGCAAGTTCCTGGATTACTGACATTAACATCAAACAACGATATTAATTATTTGTATTCATTATCTTTAAAAGATTTGGAACAGCTACTTGAAATCGCTTTATCAGATAACATTCAAAATACTTTACAATCATTATTTCCGAAAACTATAGAATCCGATCCTGATGGTCCAGGAAGCATATTATCTGAAATGCTATCTTATATAGGTATTAAGAGTTCTCCAACATGTTCATGCAAACGACACGCCATAGAAATGAATGACAAGGGGCCAGATTGGTGCGAAGAAAATATTGAAACTATTTTGGGATGGCTCAAAGAAGAAAGCGTAAAACGTAAGTTGCCTTTTGTCGAGTCTGTAGCTAGATTAGTTGTTAAAAGAGCAATTAAAGTATCAAGAAAATTAAAAAATAAAAAACTAGCGAAACAAGCATGACAACTAAAACCTCTTTTGATGATGCATGGCTAGGTCTTGGTGATTTATCTATACTTAATGTTATAGAAAATCCTATGATCCATAGGTCAGAAAAGGATATAGAAAATCCAGATTTGCACCTAATGAGATTATTAAAAGATCCTAAATATTTTGGCATAACATGTAAATTACTATTTAACATAGAACTTCATCCTATTCAAGTAGCTATATTACAAGAATTTTGGATACGATCTTTTCCTATGTTTATTGCTAGTCGTGGTTTTGGTAAAAGCTTTATTATGGCATTATATTGTATATTGCGCATGATGTTTAAGCCAGGAACCAAGATTGTTGTGGTTGGAGCAGCATTTAGACAAAGTAAAATTTTGTTTGAATATATGGAAACCATTTGGAGAAATAGTCCTATTTTAAGAAGTATTTTTACAGGCAATGATGATGGTCCAAGACGAGATGTTGATAGATGCACACTAAGACTTGGAGATAGTTGGACAGTTGCTATTCCTATGGGCGATGGCAGCAAAATTAGAGGTTTAAGAGCACACGTTATTATCGCGGACGAGTTTGCTAGTATTAGTCCAGACATTTACGAAACAGTAGTCTCTGGATTCGCGGCTGTTTCTGCGAGCCCAATACAAAATGTTAAAGAAGAAGCCAAGAAACAAGCCATGATTGATGCAGGATTATGGAATGAAGATTTGGAAATTTTAAATACTAAAATGGGCAATCAGGCTATTATTAGCGGAACAGCTGATTATGATTTTAAGCACTTTGCTAGTTATTGGAAAAGATATAAATCTATTATTGAGAGCAGGGGAGATCCTCAAAAACTAAATGAAATTTTTAAGGGTGATGTTCCAGATAATTTTAATTGGCGCGATTATAGTATCATACGCATGCCCTATGAATTAATTCCAAAGGGTTTTATGGATGACAAACAAGTTAGTAGAGCTAAAGCTACTATTCATACCGGCATATATAATATGGAGTATGCAGCTTGCTTCGTAAAAGATAGCGAAGGATTTTTTCGTCGTAGCCTAATAGAAAGCTGCGTAGCTTCTAATGCTAATTTAGTTATAGATGACAAACCATTAATTTTTGATGCTGTTATTTCTGGAGATCCAAGTAAACAATATGTTTATGGTATCGATCCAGCAAGTGAACAAGACAATTTCAGTATAGTTATTATTGAACTACATCCTATAGCTAACAAAATTGTATATTGTTGGACAACCAATAGAAGTAATTTTAAAGATAGATTAAAGAGTGGTTTAACTAAAGATCATGATTTTTATGGGTTTTGTGCTAGAAAAATTCGTAATTTAATGAAAACTTTTAATCCAGTAACCATTGGATTAGACGCACAAGGAGGCGGCGTAGCAATAGAAGAAGCTTTACACGATCCAGAAAAGCTAGAACCAGGAGAGCAATTAATATGGCCAATAATAAACTTTGATAAAGGCAGAGACACAGATAGTCAGCCAGGATTACATATTTTAGAGTTGGTGCAATTTGCCAAAGCCGAATGGACCAGTCAAGCCAATCATGGATTACGCAAAGATTTTGAGGATAAAGCTTTGTTATTTCCCAGATTTGATAATTTGACTTTAGCACTAGCAATGGAAGCAGATGATAAAAATATAATTACAGACGAACTAAATCCTTTATATGATAATTTGAGCGAGTGTGTTCTAGAAATAGAAGAACTCAAAAATGAATTAACAACAATAGTGATGAGTCAAACTAGCACAGGACCAAATGCAAGAGATAGATGGGATACTCCTGAGACAAAGCTTCCGGGAGGCAAAAAAGGAAGAATGAGAAAAGACCGATATAGCGCACTTATAATTGCAAATATGATAGCGCGACAAATTAATAGAACTCTTAAAGCTATAGATTATGATGTAATAGGTTCAGACGCAAGAAATGCAGCAAAAAACAATCAATCGAACACTTTATACAAAGGTCCAGAATGGTTTACACATAATGCTAATGATGATATTTATACAGGAATTTATAGATAATAGTGTATTATAGAGTTTGATTGCATCGCGTTGCTATTACAATTATAATGAAATATGGCTAAAAAAAGAACCAAAGAAGAAATTATATCTAGTACGAATACTGTCCCCGATGAGGCTTATGTCACATGGGGTGATGATTTAGCTAGTAAACAAGAAGCACTAAAAACAGCATCTGCATCTTTAGACGAATTTACATTAGTAGATAAAGCTGTAGCTTTTGGTACTGGTCGTAGATATAATCTTGATTTTTCTAATTTAGATGGAAATACGGGAAGTCGCCCAGGACTTACAAAGGGCGATTATTACAATTTTCGTCCAGAAGAAGCTCCTCCCTATAGAACTAAGCTTATTTTGGGGCGAGCCGAAGAGATATACCAAAAAGTAGGCTTGGTAAAAAATGTAATTGATCTTATGGGTGATTTTGCGAGTCAAGGCATTCGATTGGTTCACAGAAACAAAAGAATCGAAAGATTTTATAGAAGATGGTTCAAAAAAGTTAACGGCAAAGATCGTAGCGAAAGATTTTTAAACAATCTATATAAAAGCGGAAATATAATTATAGATCGTAGAACAGCAAAGATTAGCTTAAAGGTAACAGATAAATTATATCAATCATTGGGCGAGTCTAAGGATATTATCGGACAGCTACCGTTACCGCAAGTAGAAAAAAGAGAAATTCCTTGGAAATATACGTTTATAGATCCAGTGTTTGTGGATGTTACTGCTGGTTCATTAGCATCTTTTGTTGACAATAAAAGATATGAACTTATGTTACCCGCTAGTTTACGCAAAACTATAAATTCTCCAAAAACTGATGCAGAAAAAGCAATAGTAGATCAATTACCAGCAGCTATTATCGAAGCGGCTAAAGCCAAAAAGGGTTATCCATTAGATCCCAATAAAACATTAGTATTTCATTACAAAAAGGACGATTGGCAAAGCTGGGCATATCCAATGATATATGCTATTATGGATGATATTACGGTTATCGAAAAATTAAAATTAGCAGATATGGCAGCTTTAGACGGAGCTATTTCTAATATCAGAATTTTTAAATTAGGAAATCTTGAACATAAAATTGCGCCAACAAAAGCAGCAACATCTAAACTTGCTTCTATACTTGGTAACAATGTTGGCGGAGGTACAATGGATTTGATTTGGGGTCCAGACATCGAATTGCTAGAGAGCAATACAAATGTACATAATTTTCTTGGTGAAAGCAAATATGTGCCACATTTAAATGCTGTATATGCTGGTCTTGGTATTCCTCCGACTCTTACAGGAACATTTGGTGCAGCAGGCACAACCAACAATTTCATTAGTCTAAAAACATTAACCCAAAGACTACAATACGGTCGAGATGTTTTGGTAGAATTCTGGGAACAAGAAATAGCATTGGTTCAAAAAGCAATGGGCTTTAAATATCCAGCTAAGGTGGAATTTGACAGAATGGATCTTAGCAATGAAGATAGTGAAAAAGCTTTATTAATACAACTAGCTGATAGAAATATTATTAGTGATGAATTAATACAAACTCGTTTCGGTTTTGATCCCGATATGGAAAAAAGTAGGCTAAACAGAGAAAATAAAGAACGCAGAGGATCACGCATGGTAAACAAAGCTGGTCCGTGGTTCGATCCACAATTTGATAATTCATTAAAAAAGATAGCATTACAGACTGGAATTGTTTCTCCGAGTCAGGTGGGGCTTGAATTAGAGAAAAAGAAAAATAGTGAGAAAAGCGCCATGGAATTAAAGATCCCACCCAATCCCAATAATGCTTCCCCAACTAAGTTGGCTAACGATTCGTCAGAATCGTTGCCTGGAGAACCACAGCAAGGCCGCCCAAAGAACTCTAAAGATTCAAGTACTCGAAAGACCAAGGTTTTTAAACCGCAAACCGGAGCCAATATTATTTGGGCAAATAAAGCTCAAGACAAAATAAATGAATATATTAATCCAATCATGTTGGAATTTTACGGAAAGAAAAATCTCAGATCACTTACTGCATCAGAGTCCAAAGAGTTAGATTCTTTGAAGACAAAGTTATTATTCTCGCTAGAACCTAATACAAAAATTTCTCAAGAATATATTGTTAATAAAATCAATGATATAAATTCTTCAGAAATAAATACAGTATATTCCAGTTATTGTAATTGGATTAAATCTTTAGCATCGCAACTTCAAGAAGACTTATCTGTTGACGATATTAAATACGCAAAGGCTTCATTTTATTTCATGGTGTATAATTCAAACTAGGAGAATTATATTATGCAAATTTTTCAACAAGAATATGATGATGGTATTTCAGAAGCTATAATTGCTAATGCTTCTGTAACATATGCATCTTTGGTTGAGCCTTGTAATAATCAGGGAGTTGTTAATTCCTTGAGGCATATTAAAAGTATCGCATCGTTAGATGATCAAGACTTATATTATGTTCAGTCTATACTTGTTACATCCAACTGGAATAAAAATGATGATATTTTTGATAGTGAAGAAGTATGGTTGGCTAGAAATACTCCAGAAGATAAACCAACAAATTTAGAGCATGATGAATCGGTTATAATCGGTCATATCACTTCCAATTGGCCTATTACGGAAGATGGTATTCTTATAGACCAAAATACTCCGCTAGAAAATTTACCAGAAAAATTTCATATTTTAACAGGTTCAGTAATATACAAAGCATATTCTAAACCCGAACTTAAAGAGCGATCAGAAAAATTAATAGCAGAAATAGAAAATGGAACAAAATATGTTAGTATGGAGTGTTTATTTAAGGGATTTGATTATGGCTTATTAAATAAGTCAACCGGAGAATATAAGATATTATCTAGAAATAACGATACAGCATATTTAACCAAATACTTAAGAGCATACGGTGGTCTTGGTGAACACCAAGACTATAAAATTGGTAGAGTATTAAGAAATATAACATTTTCTGGAAAAGGGTTTGTAGATAAACCGGCAAATCCAGAGAGTATTATTTTTACTAAAGATATTTTTACTCAAGCTTTTGATTCTGATTTATCAGAAAAAAATACGATTTTAAATAACAAAGGTGTAATTGATAATCAATCACATATTAAAGTGGAGAATAATATTATGAGTCTAGAAACACAAGCATCGGAAGAAGTAGTAGAAGCAGAAGTTGTGACCACAAATACTGTTGTCGAAAACACTGTAGAAGATACTGCTGAATCTACTGTTAAGCTACAAGAGCTACAAAGCGCTATGAATATGAAAACTAAAGAACTTGATGCTCTTCAAGCAACTTACGAATCAATGAAAAAGCAAAAAGAAGAAGAAATGGCTGCTATGAAAACCAAATGGGACGAAGAGCAAGCTGTTATGAAAAAACAACAAGAAGAAATGGCTATGATGATGAACAAAATGAAAGCAGAACTTGATACAGCCAACGAAACGATTGCTGGCTATAAAACTAAAGAAGAAGAGATGAATAAAAAAGAAAAGAAAATGAAGAGAATGGCTTCTTTAGTTAATATGGGAATTGATAATGAATCAGCAGAAGCTACTGTTGATAAGTTTGATAGTCTAGACGATGAAGCATTCGATGCGATGACATCTCTTTTTGCTGGCAAAATGCCTCCTTGGCTCAATAAAGATAAAAAAGAAGATGAAGACAAGAAAAAAGAGAAAGAAGATACCAAAGCATCAGAAATTACAGCTGATCCTGAAATTTTAGAAACAGCTGAGGTTGATGTTGATGTAAATCTTAGTATCGGTGGAGAAGCAGAAGATTCTGCAGAGACCACACGCGCAGCACTTGTAGAATTTGTTTATAGCAGATTAGGTAAAAAACTCAATTAAATAAGGGGAGAACAAAATGGCTCTTAAACCAGATCGTATCGAATTACTAACAGACGTATCATTCTTCATGAACACAGTTGCCGAAAGAGGCGGTGTGGTCTGTGTATCCACAGCATCTACCGGCGTTGGCGTATCGATGGATGATGCCAATGCTGTTGTAGAATATGCCGCCGAAGTTTCTGGCTCAAAACCAGTAGGTATCTTGTTAAACGATGTTGTTGACTATGATCTAACTCGTCAACACATCAATTGGTATCGTGACGAAACCCAGAAGGGTGGCAAGGTTACTGTACTACGTAACGGCCAAGTCACTACAAATAAGCTAGTTGCTGATGCTGTTCCAAGTGCTGGCACCGATGCCTATGTTGGTGTTAGTGGCTTAATTGGAACAGACGATACCAATTCTGTCAAGATTGGTCAATTCTTAAGTGGCAAAGATACCGACGGCTACGCAAAAGTATCAGTAAACCTATAATTTCATCACAGGGAGAATAAAATGTCAGCTAATACAGAAAGATTTCAGCCAACACCAGAGCTTACCGAACTTTTAGTTCGTTCAGGTTCTGCAAATAGAGAAGTTTCTCTAGCTGCTAACGCAGAGATTGCTAAAGCTCTAGAGCTTCCATTGAGAAAAGGTCTTCTTAGTGGTGATATTCTAGATGGTATCTTTGAGCCAATTCAGCTTCAACAAGGTGCCACACCAGAATTTCCACTAGATTTCTTAGCTCCTGGAACCGAAAGAGACTTTGTTGCTTATACAATTCCTAATCAGGGTTATATTCCAGAGCGTCATGTTGAGAGTGATTATGTCATGGTTCCAACTTATAGTATTGGTTCCAGCATTGATTATCTCTTAAAGTATGCTCGCGATGCCCGTTGGGACGTTGTGGGTCGTGCTATGGAAGTTCTCGAAGGTAGCTTTGTTAAGAAAATGAACGACGATGGATGGCACACCATTCTTGCTGCTGGTGTCGACCGTAACATTGTTGTTTACGATAGTGATGCTGCTGCTAGTCAATTTACAAAGAGACTAGTAAGTTTGATGAAAACTGTTATGCGTAGAAATGGTGGCGGTAACTCCGCTAGTAATAATCGTGGAATGCTAACAGATCTTTATGTTAGCCCCGAAGCAATGGAAGATATCCGCAATTGGGGTGTTGATCAAGTTGATGAAATTACTCGTCGCGAGATCTATACTGCTGCTGACGGTACTCTTAATAGAGTTTTCAGTGTTAATCTCCATGATCTAGATGAGCTTGGTGTTGGCCAACAATACCAACTATTCTATACCAATACTCTCAATGGCACAATGCCAACCGGAGGAACAGGTAATGATACGGAGATTGTTGTGGGTCTCGATCTTCGTAAGAGAGATAGCTTTATCATGCCAGTTCGTGAACAAGTTCAAATTTTTGAGGATGAGTCACTACATCGTCAAAAGAGAGCCGGTTTCTACGGATGGGCAGAGCAAGGTTTTGCTGTCCTTGACAATCGTAGAGTTGTTCTCGGATCTCTATAATCTAAACTGCTATTTAATACCAAAAGAATTAAGCCGGCCCCACAAAGGTCGGCTTTTTTCTTAGGTGTATAGTATATTACCGCCTATAATTTTTAACACATATAGGATTACAAATGGCAGCAAGCAAATACGATTTTACAATCGAACAAGGTACATCATTTAAATTTAGCTTAATCTATAAAGATAGCAATAATGTTCCTATAGATTTAACGGGATGGTGTGCGAGACTAAGTCTAAAAAGTAATAAAAATACTACTCATATATTTAGTACATTAAATTTAGACCATAGTACATATAAATTCAGTATAGACGAGCCTAACGGTAAGATTACATTGTTAATACCTGCTAATACTACCAATATGTTTAATTTTAATATCGCTAATTATGATCTAGAATTACAATCACCAGATGATCTCTATGATGGTGGAGGTAAATATACAGTAAGATTATTATATGGACAAATAAATATTGTTCCCAGATATAGTCAAAATTCTACTGTACTGGATTGTTCAAATGGATAAGTTTATACT